TGGTACTCGCCCAGCTTTTTACAGTGCAGCCCCTGACGCAGATAAATGACTGCCGGGTCACCGCCCTGGTGCGCCGGGTCAACGCCTATGATCGTGGCAGCGTGCGCCACCTGGCCGGAGGTAATCACCCTGCCCACCGCCGCATCAGTGAGTGCGGATGGGATAAACTGATTTTCGGATGCATCAGGGAACACACCGCGCACGCGCACCTTCACAAAGTCGGATTCTTCGCCGTAGTCGTCCACCCATTTCTGGATCTGCTCCTTGTTCGTCCCTTCCACCGTGCGGCTGTCGATCTGCTTACCCTTCCAGCGGTGGCGCATCTTTCTGTAGCACTCGCGGAAACGCCCGGTGTTACGCGTCGGGTTGCCGAACGCCACCCAGATAATCTCTGTGTTCTCGTCCGTCAGCGCACCTTCGGCCACTTCCCACACCAGGTCGGAAATATTCGATGCTTCGTCGAATATCAGGATGATGCGCTTTCGCTCGTTGTGCAGGCCGGCGAACGCCTCGGTGTTGTTCTCTGACCATGGGATGGCATCAGCGCGCCATGATTTAGCGTGGGCCGCATCGTTGCTGTAGATGGCTGTGGCCGTGCAGGTGAACCAGTCGGCGGTGATGCTCAGGCGTTGCCACTTTGCAATCTCTGGCCAGGTCTTCGTGCGCAGCTGGTTCTCTGTGTTGGCAGTCACCACGACTTTGCAGTCTTCGCAGGTGTCCATACCCCACTTAACCAGCATCGAGATAAACGCCGATTTGCCGATACCATGGCCGGAGGCGCGCGCGATCATCAGCGGCTGGTGACGGGTAGCCGGGTTTTTGAGGTGATCACCAATCTCCCTGAATGCCTCCCCCTGCCATTTGCGCGGCCCGGAGGAATAAGCCAGGTCGGTGCCGGACTCGCCCCACGGGAACGCGTACAGCGCATAGCCGTACGGGTCGTGGGTAAAGCTGCCAATATCGTCGATAAGCTGGCTCTCGAGGTCAGGCGCGGCAACTGTCATGCATCACCACCTGCCGCGCGCGTACGTGCGGCCTGCATGCGCTCGGCCAGCGTGACGTTGACTGTATGCTCATGCACCTCTTTGAACGCGTTAACGTCAACATGCTTGCCGATCAGCTCCAGGTTCTTCACCTTGTCAGGCCACTTGATGGACTTCAGCACGCCAATAACCTGCTTTTCGTCGCCCTGCCCTTCAAACAGCTCGGCAACCTTCAGGCCGGACAGGAACTGCCGCCATGCCTTCGGCCACGCGCTTAGCGGCTTAAGCGTCAGGTCGTCGTTCATAATGTCCAGCAGGTCAAGCTCGTCGATTTCCACCAGCCGCTTCAGTACGTAGTCCGCACCAATCTTCGTCCTGTATACGCGCTGCGCCATCAGTTCAGCGATACGGGCCATGATGCGCGGATCCGCCATCAGCTTGCTGGCTTTGACGGTTGCAGTCTTGGCAGAATACCCGGCGGCAACAGCAGCTTTCGCCTGGTGCTCCGGGTCTTTGATGTACTCCTGGCAGAATTTCTCCATCTGCGTATTCAGCTCACGTTCTGGTTTTTGCTGCTGCTGGCGCGCCATGCGTAATCACCCTGGTAACTGTTACTGTTTTGGTAATAGTAACACGCAAAAGAAAACCGCCAAACGGCGGCTTATTTTCTGTTGACGTAGTGGTCATAGGCGAAATTAAACGCCTCGTTCTCGGTGTCGAACTGGCGATCAGAAATCTCCTCCCACTCGCCGATCAGCCTCCAGCGAACATCCCACTTACCGCTCTTGCGGCGCCAGATGACATAGGCACCAACAAAGCTGCGGTCTTCATGGACATCCGGCACCTTTTCGCCTGGGCCCATAAAGTAGAATTTGGTGCCGCCGCTGATAAACTTTCGCAATAATACCTCCGTGACATGTCACGATAGTTATACCACCAGTTTCGTTTCGTGCCACCCGCGATTTAACCAGCAAGCCACCTCTTCTTTGCATGGGCAGTCTCGCACCGGCAGCTGGTCGCCGCATTTCCCGCAGCAGCGCTTGGCCTGTTCCTGCTGGGTGGCCAGCAGCTCCGCATGGAACTTGCGGACCATCAGCGCGACCAGTTCGGCGCGGTCATAGGGTTCGCGGCCGGGTCGCCGGGCGGCGCAGTCATAATCGAGCATCGCCAGTTCCTGAGCGTCGAGCACCAGCTCCAGCTTCTGCTCACCGCTGGCAGCCTGCCGCGCGCGCTGCGCGGCTTTGCGTTCTGCTGCTGACTTAGCCACCATCACCTCCCGGAGCTGGCGCTGCTGCCAGCAATCTCTCAACCTCTGCCAGAGCATCACCACGGCGAACCGCGCTGAACTTTCCGCGTGAGCCATCAGAAGCTAACAGGCGATTCACAGCTGCGGCTAAACCATCCGGCGAGCTGGCCGCTGGCGGGGTTGTATAGAGAGGCATAACTTCTTCCGCACCATCCTTTAACGCTGCACTTTCGGTGTTGTAATACGCATCATTTGCGTAAAATGCCACCGGTATCTCCTGAGCATCCAGCACCGCCAGCAAAGCGCGGGCCATTAGCTCAATCTCATCATGAGATGGCGGAAATATCATGCCGCTATGGAATTTAGAAATTGCTTCTAGCCGCTCCCGCCCGCCGATTTGTTCGATTAGTTCGTTAACAGAATTACCCATTCTAAAACCCTCTGAACCTGATAGATTAAAATTAGTGTGACGACGAAAAGAACAGGAATTCCCACAAAAATCCACACGTATGCTTCGGCCAAACCATCGTCGAGTATCACTTTTTCACCTCCCACTTAACGCCAGCTGCGTCGAGCAGCTGAACGATGATGTTTCGGTATGCAGATTGTGCTCTTACCTCATCCGGCTTACGCCACTTTTCAAGCTCAGGCAACTCAACAACCTTCTGCTGCTGTGCGCCCAGCGCTAAACACTGCTCGCGCATCCAATTAGCGCCGTCCATAAAATCTGATGTCACGTTGCCTTTAACGGCATCGCTCATGAACATTTCAGGCGGCAACACGGCAGAAGGTGCGGCGGTGTAGACGTGATCACCAATGCTTAATTTATTGCCGATAACCACATATCCATTTACTGCATATCCTGTGACAACCCCCGCACACTCACCCGCCGCCGCATCGCGCCGTGCAAGTTCGGCCTGCAACTGCATGGCATGGTTGATAGTCTCAATTGCGCCATCCTGCGTTGCATGCAATGTCTTGCGCAGCTCGTCGCGCTCACGCTCTGCCTTATCAGCCCGCTCATGAAGGGCATCAAACTGCCGCACCAGGTATTCGGCAAGCGACTCGTTTACCAGCATTTTTGCCGGGACGCATTTCCCGCGCAGTAGTCCCTCCATTTCGACGATTGATGCTTTCATGGCTGCTCTCCTGCGCGGATGCGGGAGGCGTAATCAAGAGCGTGAGACTTTGAATCACTATGGTAAAACGCGATATGCTCCGCAAACGCCTCAACAGACTGCGCCCGAATCTCGCGGAGAGCGGAGTCAGTGGCTGGGGTTTTAAATGCAGCATCGTAATCGCGTTGGCAAGTGTCTGACCAGCTTTCACCACATTTAATTACTGAAGCAAAGAACGCCAGGCAGTTAGCTTTTTTCTTACCCTCAGCAGCCAGCGCCCGCACCTGCTCCTGAAGCGCGGCGACGATTGCGGCGTGGTCTTCGTGCTTAACCCATCGGCCAGACTCACTCGGGCGATGAGCCGGAACACCATCAACTAACACAACGTCACAACGTTTAATCTCTTTCATATCTCTCTCGCCTCGTTGCAGATGCGGACCACTTCCGCGCAGGTCGCAATATCGAACATGCCGATGTGGCAGTCTTTGAATTTGATGCCTAACTTTTTGCTCAGCCAGTCATAAGCATTTCTGCGGTGCATCTCGCCGGATTTCCATATCGGGTCGAATGCTGCGTGAGCGGCGCTCTTTGCTTTCCTTAAATCTGCATCTGCAAGCCGTCCTAGTGGAACGGCGTTGGACCGTTTATGGCATCCAACCCATGCTCCACAGGGCGAGCAGGACCAGAATTTCAGGCTGTATAAATCAGGCCTGTGTGGATAAATCTCTCTGCCCGAGACAAGCAATGCATCCTTGCCGCAGTAATCACACTTCAATGTCATATCTCTATCTCCCTCCGACCGCAGTCAGCCTGGTTACCGTTTG